ACTGGGTTGTTGGTAACGTTGACGCAGATGGTTTCGGTAATGCGGATAATCCTCTTGACTATATGGCTTCAGGTGACGTTCACCAATTAAGTCGTAATGGCGATAAACTTAAATCCTATAAATTCATTGGTATCTGGCCATCAAATGTTGGTGAAATTGCTCTTGATTTTTCTTCTAATGATGCGATTGAAGAATTTCCTGTAACATTTAAAGTTCAGTGGTGGGAATCAGACACAACTCGTAATAATACTGGTGCTGATAAATTTGCAACTGGTGGTCAGTCTATTATTTAAGGATAAAAAATGAAAAAACTTATAGAAGCTATTAATGCAGATTTACAAGAAGCTAAAGACTCTGTTGATTTGGATTTAATGAACATAGATAAAAAATTCTTAAAATCTATAGAAAAAAAGTATGGTGTTGTTAAAAGTAAAATAAACGCTAAAGGTCCATCTGGTTGGCCACAAGTATTTTTTACTGGAGACTCCAATAAACTTGCAAATCTTGAAAGCGATTATCTTGACGGTAAAGGCATCTTTGAAAATATAGAAATCGAAATTACAATCGAATAAGTCATATAGATAACTTGACAACTAAAGGATTTTAATTTTGGCAAAGTCAAGTAATGATTTGATTTTCGGCGTTGAAATAAACCGAGAAAAAAATAAAAAAGAAGACAGCAACGTAGCATCTTTTGCGCCACCTACTAAAGACGATGGCGCTGTTCACATATCACACGCTGGTGGTGGCGTTGATGGTTTAAACCAGGCTCATGCGTTGAGCCTGGAAGTAAACGTTTCTAATGAAGCAGAGTTAATTGAAAAATACAGACAAATTGCATTATATCCTGAATGCGATATGGCAGTTGAAGAAATAGCTAATCAGGCAATCGTATTAGATGGACCAACTGACCCTGTAACATTAGACCTTCAAAATATACCAGAAAATTTAAAAATACCAGAAAATGTTCAAGACAGCATTAGAGAATCTTTTGCTGAAGTGCTTTCATTAATGCAATTCAATCAAAGAGGATTTGAATTATTTAGACGTTGGTATATTGATTCTCGTTTAGTTCTTCATATAATGGTTGACAAAAGCAAGAAAAAAGAAGGTATTCATTCATTAAGAATGTTAGACCCTCGAAAAATCAAAAAAATCAAAATTATTCAGCAAGAAAATCAAAATGGTATTTCTCGTTATAATGTTGATGATGAGTATTATGTTTATCTAAATAAAGCTTCAACTTATAGCAGCACTTTTTCTGGTGCTCCATTTGGTGATGCTGTGTATGGTAACTCATTAGCGGCACCTGGAAGCGCGCAAGACTTGGTGAAGATAAGTACGGATGCAATTGCATTTTGCCACTCAGGGCTAGTTGACGTTAATTCAGGTATCATTTATGGTTATTTGCAAAAAACAGTAAAGCGTTTTAATCAGCTTCGAATGATGGAAGATGCAGTAGTTGTTAATCGTCTTTCAAAAGCAAACGAGCGGCGTATTTTTTATGTTGGTACTGCAAATATGCAGCCAAATGATGCAATACGATACACAAAAAATCTACAAAATAGAACACGTAATAAAATAACATATGACGTTAATACAGGCGAATTATCTGATACAAGAAAAGTATTAGCGCTTCGTGAAGATATGTGGCTTCCTAGAATGGGAGATGGCAGGTCAACTGAAGTCGACACGCTTCCTGCTGGCGCAAATTTTGGCGATATTGATGATTTGCTTTATTTCAAAAATGAATTGTATAAAACTTTAAATATTCCTGTTTCGCGTTTTAAAGAAGAATCAATAAATGCGTTTTTAGGTGGCGGCGGAGAAATTAGTCAAGAAGAATTAAAATTTTCTAAATTTGTAAATCGTGTTCGTGTGCAGTTTTCGTCTATTTTTCATCAACTTCTTCGTGTTCAATTAGTATTAAAACAAGTTGTTACAGAAGAAGAATGGGAAGAATTTGAATCATTTATTAAATACGATTTTGCAGATGATGGATTCTGGGCTGAAGCTAGAGACGGTGAAATTCTAAAAAATCGAATTGATTTACTGTCAACAGTTCAAGACCATATTGGTACCATGTATTCAATGGAATGGGTACGTAAAAACGTATTGCGCATGACTGATGAAGAAACAAAAGACATGCAAGATCAAATTGATAAAGAGATAAAAGACGGTACTATAAATAAAGAAGATGAAGAGGAATTTTAATGAGTAATACATTCACAGGTCAAATTATTAAATCGGCTTTAGAAAATAAAATTGAAGATGTTCGTGCAAATATTCAAGCATCTTTAAGTGTCAAAGCTACCAAAGAAATTCAAAAAATTGAAATAAATAACAATGAGTAAATTATTAATTGAAGATAGCCGCCATGGTACAGAACATCGTTTAGAAGTACTAAACGAAACAGTAAAAGGTAAAAAAACTACTTTTATTGAAGGTATTTTTGCACAAGCTGAAGTTCAAAATGGTAATAAGCGCGTATATCCAAATAGTGTTCTAGGACCTGAAGTAGAACGTTATATTGAAAAATATGTGAAAACTAATCGTGCTATTGGCGAATTAAATCATCCAGAACATCCAACACCAAATCCAGAAAGAGCTAGTCATCTTGTGACAGAGCTAAAAATGGAAGGTAATAATGCAATTGGTCGAGCAGCGGTATTAAATAATATGCCTTGTGGCGAAATGGTTAAAGCTCTTTTAGAAAATGGAGTCAATATCGGCGTATCAACTAGAGGTTTAGGCTCAACCAAAAAAGTCCAGGGTATAGATACAGTTGACCAATACTCAATGTACGCGATTGATGTTGTGGCGGACCCATCAGCTCCTGACGCCTTTGTAAAAGGTATAATGGAAGGACTTGATAGAATAGCTGAGCAAAACAATATATCAGGCGTTGTTATTGATGAATTGCTCAAAGAAGAAATTGACGAAATGACACGGGCCAAATCCATTATTAATTTTATTGGCCGTCTATCGAAGTAAAAAGGATAAATGAGAATGCTCATTGAAATGTTGAAAGCGGTTCCGCGTCAGAGAATCTCTAAAATCGAAAATCAATATGTTTTCGATCTATCAGAAGAATTTAATGGCACGAGTGCTGTTATTATTGAAGATATTACACCTGAAATTATTGCTGAATTAAATGAAGCAAAAATGTTTGAGGATGCTGAACATCTTCAAGCTCTTTTAGACATCGTTAGCGAAATGAAAGCTAAGAAAAAAGATGAAATGAAAGATGACGATGGTGAAGACGACGACAAAAAAGACGAAACTATCGATACTAATGACAAAGGTGAATTAGGTAAAGATAAAGGCAAGTCTAAAGACGTTGTTAATGAAGATGATGACGATGGTGAAGACGACGACAAAAAAGACGAAATGAAAAAAATAAAAAGACCTGTTAAAAAAGAACCGGTCGATATGTCAGATGATGGTTCTTCTAAAGAAGGAAAATCAAAAGCGCCTCGTACTAAAAATAATTCGCGAGCTCATAACGAAGATGATATGTCAGACGATGATAAATCAAAATCTAAAAAAGATGATGACGTGGATGTAAAAGAATCCATTGAATTAGACGAACTTGCTATCGCAGAATCAATTAAACAAGAACTTATTGAAGAAGGTCTTTGGGCCACTCCTGATTTATCAGATGAGCAGATTGAAGCACGAAAATCAATAGTTGAAAATGCTAAAACTCGCGCAAGACGAGCTAATGGTGAACGTGAACTTGCTGTCGAATTAACAGTTGAAAATCTTGATGAGCTTTCAGATATGATTGCTGAAACAGGTTTAATAGCTGAAGATATTAGTGACAATCGCGTACGTATTAAATTTGACGAAGCTGATTTTGACGACTTAGCTAAAATATTTGGTGAAGAAGTTCAAGGGGTTAAATATCATTTCAATATGGTTGACCCTGAAACTGACAAATCTCTATCAACTGTATTTGAGTCATTAGGATTAAGTGAAGAATCTAAAGATGCTATCGCTATTTCTTTTGAAGCTGCGGTTAACGAAAAAACTAATATTCAAATGGCTTCAATTAATGAGTCAATCGATGCAAAAGTTGAAGAAAAAGTTCAAATTGCTTTAGAAGCTATTGACGAAGTTCTTGAAGAAAGTATTCAAGAATGGATAGCTGAAAATAAACCAGCTGCTCTTGAAGCTGTAAAAGCTAAGAGTCTTTCTGAAGCATTTGAATCAATCAAGACAATTCTTGAAGATACTGGTGTTTCAATCAGTGAAGATAGTTCTAAACTACTTGATGAAATGGCTGAAGAAAACACCATACTACGTGCAAGTATAAAAGAACTTCAAGAATCACAAATTCAAGAAAAAACAAGCGAAGTTGAAGAAATCTGTGAAGGTGTTGCAAATGAACTTAAATTAAGTGAAATGCAAACAGCTAAATTGGTTAAAATGTCTGAAGGTTTTACCGGTGACAATCTTGAGCATCGTATCGATACATTGGCTCGTACAGTCTTTGCAAAAAAATCTTCTGGTGTTCTCTTAGAGGATAACGGAAGTCATGATGACGCTGATTTAGATGGTGGATTTATGCGTAAACCCGAAGATAATGATGATACTAGAGCCGCGGCATTGCTAAAACGCTCTAAAATCTCATTTTAATACATACTAACAGGACAAACTAGGGAGTTTCCTCATTATGAACCTGCAACAATATATGGCCGAACAACAAGGCGTCGTTAAGAAGTGGGAAAATACCCTCTTGTCAGAAGACGCACCGGCAATCCGTAACACATACCGTTTGACTCAAACGGCTCTTATGCTTGAACAACAGCAGAAATTCAACAAAGATGCATCCGATCTTATGTTGGAAACTGGTTCAACTAACGTAGCTGCAAATATTGCTCGTTGGGACCCAGTTCTTGTTTCTATGGTTCGTCGTGCTGCGCCTGTACTTATGGCGTTTGATTTCGGTGGCGTTCAAACACTAACACAACCTTCTGGTCTCATCTTTACGATGGCTGCTTATTATGGCGATGACCAAACAACTGAAGCATTGTTTAATGCTCCTGACACTGCATTCACTGGCCAAGGTACTGCTGACGCAGACGTAGGTGGCGGCGCAGGCGATGGTGCTGTTGCCGATGCTGCTGAAGACCCATTTGCGGCTCTTTATTCAACTGGTCGTGGTATGCCAACTGCTACTGCAGAAGGTGATATTTCGGCTGAAATGAACTTCAAAATTGACAAGATACTTGTTGAGCCAAAAGAGCGCCAGCTTAAAGGTTCTTACACAGTTGAATTGCAACAAGATATGCGCGTACAGCATAACATGGATGCAGAGACTGAGTTAGCAAATATCATGTCTACTGAGCTACTTGCAGAAATCAACCGCGAATTCGTTCGTCAGTTGTTTATCTCTGCTAAACTTGGTGCTGAAAATACTGATACACCTGGTACATTCGATCTTGCGTCTGATGCTGATGGTCGTTGGTCAGTTGAAAAATGGAAAACATTGTCTTTCCAAATCGGCTTAGAAGCTAACAAGATTGGTACTGAAGTACGTCGTGGTCTTGGTAATAAAATCCTAGCATCTCCTGATGTTATCACTGCACTGCATATGGCTGGTGCACTTGATACAGGTGGCGCAACATCACATAATGCTGAACTTGGTAATATGGACCACACACAATCAACATTTGTTGGTCGTATGCACGGTCGTTATGACGTTCACGTTGACCCTTATACAACTATCACGAACGCTGTTCTTGTTGGTTATAAAGGCCAAAACGATTGGGATGCAGGCATTTATTACTGCCCATACACACCGTTCCAAATGCTTCGTGCAGTGAATGACCAGTCATTCCAGCCGCGCATCGCATACAAAACTCGCTATGGCATGGTTTCAAACCCTGTTGTTAAGAAAGGCGATGGTTCTCGTGACGGTATGGACTTGACTCCAGCAATTAACCCTTACTTCCGTAAGTTTAAAGTTGGTAATCTTATCTAATAAGACAACAACTTAACGGTTTAAATTTAGCCCAGGCTTCTTTACGAGGCCTGGGTTTTTTTATATTTGATAACATGTTTATCAAAGGAGAAAATGATGGAACGCAATTATACTATAGAAGAAATGTCGAAACTATTAAAAGTTCCACAACATTGTTTTGTTGAAGCTATAACATACCCGGAAAAATTTACTACTAATATTAGTTTAACAATATCTGAAGAAGATAAGCAAATCATTAAAGTAGGAAATGATATACAAGACAAATATGGAAAAGACGAGTATTATCGTGAATGGGCGAAAAAAATACCTGCAATACAATTTCCTCCTTCATGGCAAGTACAACTATTAGGACCATTCGGCGGTGCAATGGTTCGTTTTTACGTTAATAATAAAATATCTGTATATTTAGATTGCAATGAATCTTTAGGTTATTTTGGGCAGCCTTATTGGGAAATATATCCATACGATGGTGATACGCTTCGTATTCCGATGGATGATATAGAAGGTTTAATAAAAGGTATAAAACAGGCTTTAAAAGAATATGATGAATAAAGATGGATATGGATTAATATAATGTTTAATTGGTTTCGAAAAAAAGAAAAAATAAATGAAGTCGTAGAAGAAAGCAATATCAGTGGTATAGATGCTTATCCTTATGCATCAGGAGAAATTCCTGCTGTTGGCGACTTAATATCATATGGCTCTAGAAACATACGATTTTTAATAACAAATATTCATGAAGTTGCAGATGAATATTACATTGTATCAGGTGATAGAGAAATAGACCCTGCGCTATGTGTTTTAATTGGTCGAATGGAATTTTCAAATGAACTAAATCAATAGATATATGTAAGAAAATACATATCTGGATTTATTATTATGCAGCATACATTTACCGCCGATGATACGTGGGTAACAAGAAAAAAATTCTTTACAAATAGAAGTAAAAAAATACTAAAATATTCTGGTGATTTAGGTGGAGGAACTCTTAGAATATATTCCGAGTCATACGGTTTCGTTACACCGGTTCCTGATTCAAAATTAAGCATTGATACTGTTGATAGTAATGGCGATGCAATTCAAGAAATTGTGTTTCTAACAACAGGTAAAATGATTATAGAATTAACAGGCTCAACAAATCCTAATGTAACGGTAATGGTATTATGACAACAAGTTTAAATTTATTTAGAACAACTAGTATCAGCAGAACATCTCAATCATCAACTAAAGATGTTGGAGATGTATTAACACGTTCAGTAAATTTATTGTCGAACAATAAAGGTTTTAAGTGTATAACCACTTTTCAAAATGGACATAACTGGTATACAGGTTCAGGCGGAACGTTTGTTGAAAATGACACGAATGATTTTGCAATAGGAAATCAATGTGTTAGCATATCACATGATGGCAACAAATATATAAGAAACGTCACTATTCCTAATATTGATTTTACGAATAAAGTAATAGGTGTACTTTTAAAAATTAATAATACAAACGATCTTTCCGATTTATCAATTTACGTTGGAAACAATACTTCTAATTTCGTTCGATACGATAGCATTCAAGGAAGTCAAGGCGCTAAATACATTCGTGATAATGAATGGAGCATGATAACATTAAGTCAAGGTGAAGATAGTACTATTACCGGTTCACCTGACTTAACTAATGTTGAATTTTTGCAAATTAGAATAGCATCAAACGGTTCTACTGTTGACGCAAGTTTTAATGGATTTTTCATATTTGACCAAGCTTCAGAAGCAAGACTCTCAATATCATTTGATGATGGTTATGAAAGCATTTACACCTTAGGAAAACGTGAATTAGATAAATACATGCTTCCTGCAACTGTTTATATGGTACCTAGTTACATGGACCAATCAGGAAGATTATCTAAAATTCAATTAGATAAAATGAAAGAAGATGGTTGGGAAATAGGTGGACATCAGCCAGGAAATAATCAAAAAGAATTAACATCTTCACAATTGCATGAATCGTTTAAAGAAGTTATAAAATGGTCAAATGACAATGATTATAATATTACATCATACGCTTACCCAGGTGGCGAATGGGCTTCTTTAGATTCAGAACCTTTAATTTCAGTTCGAGACATAGCACAGCAATATTTTGATAATGCTCGTGTTATTTTTAGAGGCAATCAAGAAACTCTTCCAGTATCAGATTTGCATAAATTAAGAGTTTATTATATTACTGATAATACTCCTGCTGAAGTGCAAGCGGCTATTAATAAAGCAATTGCAAATGGCGAATGGGTTCATTTAGTATTTCACAATATTGTTGAATCAGGAGCAACGTTGACAACAGAATACAATGTTGCTGACTTTAGCGCAATATGCCAAATAGTTAATGATTCTGATATTCGAGTTGGTACTGTTGAACAGGTGCTAAAAGATTATACTTGATTAGGATTGTAAATCCCTCCATCTTTTATACCTTGTTCTTCGCACAGTTTAATAAACTCTTCTTTTGTCATGTCTCCTATAATTTCTTGAGGAGACATTTCATCATCTTCATCAGTATCGTCAGCATTTTCTATTTCTAATGGACTAATTTTTATTCCTAACGAACTTAAACGATGCATTTCGGTATGTGACATATTTTGTAATAACGCATTAACAACAATTTCACCTATTAACTCGAGAGCTGAATCGTGATTTAATAACTCAATAATAGTTGCGTCATTAGTAGATTTTAATAAGACTGACATTATTTAACTCCTCAATGTAGACCATTTTTTAATTGCTTCATATGATTCTTCAAAATCATCCGTATGCAAATATCCTTGTGCTCTAGCGTCATCACCAAACCAATTTAAAATATTGGTTTCATGGTCGTCTAGTAAAAAATCGTGGTGGTGTTGCTTGAAAATATATTTGTATTTTCCATGCATCATTGGCAAAAACATAAATTTTTGACCTGGGTCAAATGTTTTGAAGAAATTTTCTCGTTTTTGTTTTGCACATGATTCATAATTTGATGCAGAACATGCGGTTAAAATAATTGGATTATAGTTTTTGATTAATTCAAAAAACAATTGCGCATTATTCATCGGTGGTAATTCAGCAAAAAAGTTTGGATATGAATTAATATTTTTCCATAATTCTTTATCAGATACATTATCATCATCGATATGTTTTCCAAATAAAGTTTGATAATAACCAACGAAGTCAAATAAAACTCCATCTAAATCAACAAAAAGATTAGGTTTTTCCATTTTGTACGTGTCCAATTTTATGTTTTTCAGGAACTTCATCATATGAAACTTGTTTATTAATTTGATAAATTCCATCAATTTGATATGTTGTATAATAAGCAATTTTTTTACCATCGAAAATATTTTTTATATTTTCAATTTGATTACTATTCCAGTAATCTAAAAATATTTCTTGTTCAATAGTAGTTTTAACAAATAAAAAATTAGATTCATTATCATCGTCAATAGGTATTGCAAGACCTACATAATAATCGTTACCATTATAACCATAAACCAATTGTGGTTCATCATAATATATGATATCGTTAATATGATTAATGCATTCTATCATGTTTTACCACCAAAGAATGAACTAATAGTATCAGATGTTTGATTTAATTTCCACGGCTCAATTTTTTCCCAATCATCTTCATTATTAATTTCTTTATACGAAACACCCTCAACTAAGCCAAATGCTAAATTTAACCCTCTGTCATCACCTTCATAATATTTCTTAACTAAATCTATTGCATATTTGCTATCAGCCAATTCAATTTCCATGGCGCCAGGAGTTGATTCTATAACTACGCATTTTCTATTGACATCTGCTGTCAATACAACATCTTTGTAGTTTAAAATACCAATTAATAACTTCTGACTCGCATTCATAATCTATTTCTTTCGGGTTTTTATAAATTTGCTTATATAGTAGCACACAAATTAATTTTTAACAATATGAATTATCTAATTACATGACAATGAATCCTGCATACGGTGACCTGACTGCATTTCCATACGCTGGAAGCAAAAAGCGTGAACAGAAAAAAATTATTGAACGTATAAATGGAAGTGATGGTTTAAATAAAAAACTTCGAATTGCTGAACCATTTTTAGGAACTGGTCGTATTAGTTATCTTATAGGAAAACCAAACGAATGTTATGCAAATGACGGTTATTATGAAATAGCCAATATGATGAATTATGCTCGAGATGATTTTGACAGTGAATTTTGGATTTATGCATCTATGCTGATAACAGAAGACAATAAAAAGCCTGAATTCTTCTATGAGCGCAGAGAAGAATACAATAATTTGCTAAAAACGGATTTGCAAACTCCTTTTCGGTCTGCGTTATTTCTATACATTATACATTCATCTCATGGTGGAATGATGAGATTTAATCCAAAAACAGGTGCCGTTAATATATCATTTAAAGTCGCATTAGTTCATCCTACTTATACTCGAATGTATAACTTCGATAAAAATAAAATTGTACTTCAAGAAACAGCACGACGATTTATTGATGAAATTTATTGTGAACACGCTAATAATTGGCTACATGATATGATTGAAAATATAGAATTAGGTCATATTGATTTTATTTACTGTGACCCGCCTTATGCTAATTCTGGAATGGAATATGGTATGTCTTTCACAGAGGAAGACCGAGAATATATGCACGAACTGTTAGACAGAATTTATGATGATTATGGTATTCCTTCATTAGTATCTGATTATATTCCATATGAAAGTGCTATCGCTGTAAATGAAACATTTGAAGTATCAGGCGTTATGGGTCATGTTCGTGGAGTCACTAAAAAGAAAAAATTAAATTATATGATAACTAGAGGTCTTTAATGGAACTTACACAACGAACCACATCGATATTAAAGAATTTCGCAAGAGCTAATAATTCACTTTTGATTTTACCCGGAAACGTAATCTATACGATTGAAGAAGGTAAATCATATGTTATTAGAGCAGAAATTGAAGAAACTTTCGATAAAAAAATTGCTATTTATGATGGTTTAAACCAGTTCTTAAATACGCTTGAACTATTTGGTACAGAGCCAAAACCAGATATTGAATTTGGTGAATCTGCCATGTATATTCGAAGCAATAAAGTTGAACAAATGTTTCGATATTCTGATGCCGAATATATTGTGTCACCAGAACGAGACCCTAAGTTAAATTATGAAAATTTAGAATATGAAATTAGTTTTGATTTAACATATGACCAAATTGAAAATCTTAAAAAAGCAGCAAATATTCAAAAATTAAAACACTTTGCTGTTAGAGGAAAAGAAGGCAAAATATATCTTGTTGCATGTGATGCGACAGGAAATAAAAATTCAACAGCTAACGAATATGTTTTAGACACTGGATTAGAAACAGAAGAAAATTTTCAAAAAGTTTTCACTGTTAGTAGTCTTGATTTACTTAAAAAAGATTATTCAATTCAGCTTTCTAAAGAATCTAATATAGTGAAATTTTCTTCTAGCGACGAATTAGGTGAAATCACATATATATTCCCTGCTGATGCAACCGCTAAAAATTATTAAGGAGTAATTAAATGAGTGTAACATTTAAGTTCAATGAAGAACTGACAGAGGATGACGTCGTATGTTACGATGACCCTTGGTACGATATGACATCTGGTGGTTATATTAATCCAGATGAATTATTAGCCGACAAAAAACAAATTGATTTGGTTAATAAAGCAATTGAAACAATTGAGGATTTTTTAGAACAGGCTGAAAATGCCGGTATTCTTGAACCCAGATAACAGAAATTACATTGTGGTGATGTAATTGAAAAGCGGGAAGACAAGGCGCGGTAGTACCGCCTTATCAAATTAAAAGGAGATAAAAATGAATAGTAATTTTGGTGGATGGTTCTTTGGAACATTAATATCGTCGATTTTATTAGGATTAATAATTATAATGTTATTATGGACGCCTATTGTAGGTCCGTGGTCAGAGTCAAGACGCGGTCTCGCTGAGTTAAAACGCTCAGAGCAAAATCGTCAAATTACAATTGAAGAAGCGAAAGCGAAATCAGAAGCTGCACAGTATATTGCGCAAGCAGAAATTACGAAGGCCAAAGGCGTGGCAGAAGCAAATCAAATTATGGCAGAAAGCTTAGGAGGACCTCAAGGCTATCTTCGCTGGAAATATATTGAAATGCTCGAAGAAACTTCCGGCGACGGCAAAACAGTTGTATACATTCCAACCGAAGCTACAATGCCAATACTAGAAGCAGGAAAGAGGCCACAATAATGTTTAACATAACTATTTAAGAATAATATTGTGAGATTTAAAATAATGATACCTGAAGACTTTGATGAAGATATAGAACCTACATTAGAGCAATTTATGGTAGAAGACAATATAAACCATCATGATTTTTTAAACGTATCAGATAGTAGAAGATTAGATGAAGCGCTAAAAACCGTTAATCAATTTTTATCTGACCTCGAAGAGGCTATAGAATATCATGAATTAAAAAAACTTTAAGGAATTATCGAATTGTTTGAAGACGTACAATGGGCGCAACGGTATCGCCCCTCTAAAATCGACGATACTGTTTTAACTCCCGGTATTAGGCAGTCACTTTCCGAGTATGTGACTACTGGAGTTATAATCAATTCGATATTTGAAGGTCCTGCCGGGTCCGGTAAAACAACAGCGGCCATTGCGCTTTGTAAGGAGTTAGGATATGAATATATTATTCTTAACGGGTCCGGCCAGGATAGAGGTATTGACACAGTTAAATCTACAATACAACAGTTTGCAACAACTGCATCATTTTCAGGTAATAGAAAATGTATTATTGTAGATGAGGCTGATAATTTAACTCAGGCTGCTCAATTAGCATTAAGGTCTGTTATTGAAACAGTATCAAAAAATTGTAGCTTTATATTAACGTGTAACTATGTTAATCGAATAGATGACGCATTGTTATCAAGGTGTACAGTATTTAATTTTCGTATTTCTTCTGCTGATGCTCCTAAAATGGCAGCTGAATTTAAAAATGCGTGTGAAGAGATTTTAAAGAAAGAAGAAATAACTTTTACTAATAGTTCTTTAATTGCTATAATAAAACGTAAATTTCCTGATTTTCGTTCAACGTTAAATGAATTACAGAGAGTTTCGGTTAATGGAAGTATTGATGATTCTATTCAAACACCTTTGGATGATATGGATGAATTAATAAATCTTGTTAAAAGTCGTAAAATACAAGGTATCAAAAAATGGATTATTCAATCTACAACTGAGCCTCAAGAAATATATGACCGCTTTTCGACTAAATCAGATGATTTGTATAAAGAAGCAATAGACCAAGCCAAAGCGTATGTTCACACGCATGATTTCATGTATCAATCAAGTTTTGTTGCGGATATAAAAATTAGCCTTATCGCATATTTAGTAAAAATAGCATCAGATTGTAAATTTAAAGATGGGTAATCCGTTTAACTTCGTAAAAGCAATTACAGAATCACGACATAATGTTCTCGAAAATGGAGAACTTGATATTGATGATTATAATTCATTTATAATTAATAGAGCAATATCATTAAGAAAAGATGGTTTAACTGCTGCAGAATTTGCAAATTCAAAACCATCTATGAATTCAAAAGGTCAGTATTTACTATTGCATTCGCTTGTACAAAAACGTAAACCTACACGTGATGAGCTATGGATTAAATCAGAAAAAAATGACACTGTTAGCTTATTACAAAAAGCATTAGGTTTATCCATCAAACAAGCAGAAGAACTTTCAGAATTTGTATCACCTGTAGATATTGAAAATTTAAAACACAAACAAAAAAAATTCGGAGAAAAATAATGAGTTATATTCAACCATCACCTTTTGATAGTATTCCAGGACCAAATACGACAACCCTTCCATATCATAGATTTACTATTTCTCAATCGGTATCAAATAATCAAATTAGTGTTAGCACTAGTCCAGGAGGGTGCAGTATTGAAACAGCAACACCTGGTTCTGCAGGATATGATATTTTTTCAAACGATGAATATATTATTTCACCGAACAAATATCTAAAAATACATACAGGAATTCGTATGAAATTTAGTGACAATATTGTTGCTCAAATTTATCCTCGTTCTGGAATGTCTACTAAAAAGGGATTAATTCTTGCTAATACTGTTGGAATAATTGACTCTGATTACGCAGGAGAAATTATCATAGCAATGAAAAATGTAAGCACGGAAGATCAATATATTAACAAAGGTGATGCTTTTGCTCAATTAATATTTGTACCATACTATAAACCTGAATTAAAACTCATTAGTGAAAAAGACATTGAAAAATTACACGAAAAATCTGTAAGAGGTACAGGTGGATTTGGTTCAACTGATAAATGAGTTTTTACAGTAATTATTTCACATGGGGAAAAAGCATATATTTACGCGAAGTTTTGGACGACGGCACTCGACGAAATCGCATAATAAAAAACTTTGCTCCTCCATTGTATGGCCCAAGTGAAAATGAAGAAATCAATAAAGACATTTATGGAACTAATCTTCGTGAATTATCTGTATCGAGTATTCCTCATGCTAAAAAAATAATTAATGAACGAAAGCAAACTGGTTTAAAAACATTTGGTTACGACAAATGGGCCAATGTATTTGTTGCTCAACATTATGACCGTCATGAAGTAGCTGATGAATGGTCAATTGATAAACTGTCCATTGTCACTATTGATATTGAGTGCGAAGTTGAAGATGGAACTTTTCCAGACGCTCTTCGTGCTGACCAAGTCATTAATATCATAGGACTTCATGATACGCTTACTGCTAAATATTATGTGTTTGGTATCGGCGACGCATATGTTGATAAACGTGAAGATTGTATTTATATTAAATGTGATAGTGAAAAAGATTTATTAGTTAAATTTATAAAACTATGGCGAACTCTTGAACCAAATATTGTAACAGGTTGGAATATTGAAAAATTTGATATTCCTTATTTGATGAATCGTATTACTAAAGTTTCAGGCGATGAAGCAGTTGCAAAAAGACTAAGCCCATTTAATTTTGTAACGTCTCAAACAGCAACAGATGGTTATGGCAATGAATTTCAATCTTACGATATAAAGGGCATATCTATTATAGATTATATGATAATTTATAAAAAATTAGAATTAAGTCCTCGTTCAAGTTATTCTCTAGATTATATTGCTAATATTGATTTAGGTAAAGAAAAACTAAAACACGAAACTGGTATTCCTGGTCATTTGTTATATAGAGAACATTTCCCAGATGCTGTTGAATATAACTTTGTTGACGTTGAACTCGTAGTTGAATTAGAAAAAAAGAAAAGACTGATTGAAACATCATGCATTATCGCATATTCTGCAATGGTTAATGTTCAAGACACATTAAGCCAAATTAGAGTGTGGGACAATATTCTCTATATGCAATTACAAGATGATAATATACATTTTAAAATTGACATAGAATCACGAAGCAAGGTTCCTTTTGAGGGAGCTTACGTTAAACCAACTATTAGTGGATATTATGAATGGGTTGTAACTGTAGATGTTACGTCTGAATATCCATCTCTTATGAGAGCCTTGAATATATCACCAGAAAAATTAATTGAAAATTTCAATATGGATAGTTCTGTATGGAATTATCTTAATAGGAATGTAGATACATCTGAAGCTATTGAAAAAGGTTATACTGTTGGAGCTAATGGTACTTGTTTTAAAAAGGATAAAGATGGAATTATTCCAAAAGCTGTGCGTATTAAATTTGCAGAACGTAAGAAATATCAGGCTAAAATGTTCGAAGCTGAACACAAATTAGAAGCCGTTAAGGCAGAAATGCTTCGAAGAGGTATTTAATGGATTTATCAAAATTATCTGATGCTGAATTAATCAAACTTAAAAATCAATACAGCGAAGAAAAAACTCAATGGCATTTGCGACAAAACGCTGTGAAGGTCCAGTTAAATAGTCTGTATGGAGCCTCTGGTAATATTTATTTCCGATTGTACGATTTACGTATGAGTGAGGCGATTACTAAATCGGGGCAATTGCTGACACAAGGCGTAATACGTGATATGAATGATTATATTAATCGTATTTTAAAAACCGATGATATCGATTATTGCATTGCATCAGATACAGATTCTGCTATGTTTAATATGGGACCTTTTGTTAAAAAAGCTCTTCCTAATGGAGCTAATAAAGAAGGCATAACAAAAGCACTTGCTCATTTATTTGATAATGATGCCCAAAAAGTTATTGATGATTCATTTGATGAATTTAGTCGAATTATGAATTGTTCAGAACCTGAAGCATTAGATATGAAACGCGAAGTTATTTCAGACAAAAGTTTCTTTTTGAAAAAGAAAAATTATGTCATGAGAATGCTAGATAAAGAAGGCGTCACGTACGCAGGCGGTAAAATAAAAGCTATGGGTGTGGCTAGTGCTAAATTTTCTAATCCAAAGGTATGTCGTGATTGGATGAATGACATGTACCCGCAAGTCATGGATGGAAATCAAAAAGAATACATTAATTCTATTATGGATAAAAAAGGGCAATTTCCTAATTCAAAATTAACAGATATTGCCAGTTCCGTAACAGTGTCAGATGTAGACACATATGAATTTGGTTTTGAAAAAGATAAAAAAGGTATGCCTATCGGTTCACGTGCAGCCGTCGTACATAATACATTTTTAAAAAAGAATAATTTAACCGGTAAATATGAACGTATACAAAATGGCGATAAAATATATCACGCGTACCTGATTATGCCAAATCCATATAACAGTAACGTTATCGGATGGAAGGGAGAGCCGCCCGAAGAATTGGAATTAGATAAATATATAGACTGGGACACAATGTTTGACAAGACATTTAAGTCCAAAATGGATGAATTTGCGAAATTAAAAGGCTGGAACACAAAATCCGGCGGAACTTTGGAAGGTTGGTAAAATATGTCGTATAGAGTAATAGGTGATTGTGGGTCATGTGGTGGTCTAGTAACAGTTCCTATGATTTGGCACGGTACAATACCTCCAGAGCCAGCTTGTCAATCATGCGGTAAAAGAGCAAAATCCGGTCGTAAAACCATACCTATGCAAAATAGTAGCGTAGGTGATATTGTTGATGAAGTAGTTGATTTAGCTATTTCACCATTATCTCTTTTAGGAAAATTATTCTAATGAAATATTTTATGATTATACTTGCAATCGGTTTTGCAGCCACATTCTACTTTCGAACATCATTGTTAGAAGGTTCTGAAAAGACATATTTTAATAAAATAGAAAATGTTGATTTAACGTCATTACACAAACGTAAAAATGAATTATCAAAAGCATTAAAAGAATTAGCTAATTCTGAATTAACGGATAGGCAAGTACTTTTATTTAAAGCAAATAGATTATTATCGTTGTGTAAAATTGAAGCCCGTGACTTAAATGTTTCATTTTCGTGTTACGTAAAAAAGAGATATAAAAGAAGTATTAGAGCTGTAGTTGCAGAAGGAAATAATTAATAAATGGCATCACTAAAGGATCGAATGTTAAAAACCGGAAATAAAGCGGTTTTAAAAAATACAAATGCACTAGAAAATTCTATATTAACAACAATGGCTACTCCTGCAGTAACCGATGTTATGGCATTAAATATAGCATTACAAGGAAAAATAGATGGTGGTCTTGCATCAGGATTAACACAAATTGCTGGTCCATCAAAACATTTTAAAAGTTTATTTGGACTTATCTTATGTAAAGCATATATGGATAAATATGATGATGCTGTAATGTTGTTTTACGATTCTGAATTTGGCGCATCAATGACATATTTCAGTTCAGTAGGTATTGACCCAGATAGAGTTATTCATGTTCCTATTACAACTATTGAAGAATTCCGTTCTGATTTTGCACAAAAAACTTCAGGCTCAGACCCTAATGGTATTAAACGCGGTGAACACGTTTGCGTATTTGTAGATTCAGTTGGTAACTTAGCATCATTAAAAGAAACCGAAGACGCTGAAACAGAAAACTCAGCGGCTGATATGACTCGAGCAAAAGTTATGAAATCGGCGTTTCGAATTGCTACTCCTCGACTAGGTCTATTAGATATTCCTATGGTAGTAATTAATCACGTGTACGCAAGTATGGACCGATACGCTAAAGATACAGTATCAGGTGGTACTGGTATATTCTTAAGTTCTAATGATATTTGGATTGTTGGTAAAGCTCAAGAAAAAGATGCCAAAACAAAAGAACTAAAGGGATTTACATACAACATTCGTATTGAAAAATCTCGTGTAGTACAAGAAGGATTAAAAGTTCCCATTCTTGTAACATATGAAAAAGGGTTGTCAAAATATTCTGGCCTATTTGAATTAGGCCGCGACTTAGGTTCTATTGAATCACCTTCTCTCGGGTGGTATTCGCGTGTTTTAGTTGACGAAGAAACAGGTGAACTAATTGAAGATAAGAAGTGGCGCAAAAAAGAAATTGACGCTAATGAAGAAGAGTTCTATTCGGGCCTTATAGAACAAACAGATTTTGCTAAGCGTGTTGAAAGAGCGTTTTTGTTAGGAGAACTCAAAATTGGAGTAGAGTCAGAAAACGATGAAGATTTTTCAAATGACGAATCAGACCTACTATTAGAGGAACTAACTAATGCACAATCCTAGTGAAAAAGATATTTCTAAAATGTCTCAAGAGGAGCTCATCGAAGACCTTAAACTTCAAGCGGAAGATATTTTAAATCAAAATTATCCTACAACGGCTGGCGGCTCATTAGTTGCAATTCCAGCAGGCGAAAATATTTGCTCATATGTTGTAGTAGACGAAGAGCATAGAGGCTCAATTATTAAGTTTGAAAATGTTCATATAAAAGGCGATGAAACTGACGAGGATGTTCAAATAGTCGCTGATGTTGTTACATTTCTTAAAACTAGTGATATGCCGCTGGACGAATTTGAACAGTATTGTATGGGATTACTAGTTAAAATCCTAGTTGAATATGTAAAAAACACAGAAGAGGCGGCTGACGAGGTTGAGTAATATTAATGATATTGAGTCTGTAATTAATACAGGTTTAATTCATTCGGTTGATTTCACCCGCAAAGTCTTACCATTTATTAAGCCTGATTATTACCAAGACCCTTCATCTAAATTAATATACGAAGTCATACACGAGCACTTTACAAAATACGATGCATCACCATCGATAAGTGAATTAAGAACCAGCATTAATTTAAAAAACGGTTCTATTTCCGATAAAATTATTCAAAGCGCATCCATTATTATTGATGGCATGGAAACTAAATCTGTCGACAATGTTGATTGGTTATTGGATAATACAGAAAAATTTTGTAAAGATCGTTCATTAGCTAACGCTATTATGAAATCGGTATCAATTTTAAACGGTGAAGATAAAACAAAAAAACGTGAACACATGCCAAAAATGCTCGAAGAAGCATTGGCTATTACATTCGATAATAAAATAGGCCATGATTATTTAGAAGATGCTAAAGAACGTTGGGAATATTATCACCAAGAAGTTGACCGTGTTAAAAGTCATATTAATGGCATTAACATAGCAACTAATGGTGGATATCCCAAAAAGACTTTATCACTAGTTTTAGCCGGTTCTAATGTTGGTAAATCAGCGTTTTTGTGTGACCACGCTGCACATCTACTTCGTAATGGTTATAACGTTTTGTACATTAGTTTAGAAATGTCTAAGGAAGAAATAAGTAGACGTATTGACGCCAATTTATTAGAAATTCCAGTTAATGATGTTGCTGACTCAGGAGAAGACTTTTTCTTTAACAGCATTAATAAATTAAAAATGGGAAAATCAGGTAGACTATTCGTTCAAGATTATCCTGTTAAAGGCGCAGGCACTATTCAATTTACACAACATCTTAATGAACTAAAACTGAAAAAAGGTTTTTATGCTGATGTAGTTATTATTGATTACTTAGGTCTAGTTGCCGCCTCTTCTGTAGATAACGCCGCAGGAATGTATACTGTTAACAAAGTTGTTGCTGAAGATTTGCGAGCGTTTGCTACTGTTGAAAATGTTGCAGTATTATCAGCAACTCAAACAAATCGTGGTGGACAATCATCAAGTTCTATTGAAATGGAAGATGTTGGGGAATCGCATGGTATATCGCAAACTGCTGATTTAATATTAAGTCTTGTAAGAACTGAAGACCTCAGAGAAGAAGGACGAGTATTAATAAGCCAAGTAAAAAACCGAATATCAAACGTTGACCATTATAAAAGATTTGTCGTCGGTCTTGATATTGATACTATGACATTTTTTGATGTTGAAGATGAAATGAACCCGCCTGATGCAGCTCCTGTTTTTGACAAAACAGAAAGTGGAGCATCATGGATGAATGATATTAATAAGGAAGATTTACCATGGGAAAATTAAGTGATTTACTAAAAGCGTTTATAGAAAAATTTAAATTTGCAGAAGACTATCATTCTCGTGAAGAAGATAGACTAATTCGCGGTCGCCATTTTGAAGAAGAAGTTTCAGAATATTATGACGCGGTTCTCAATAATGATGAAATTAGTCAAATTGATGCCTTATGTGATATTGCATATTTTGCAATTGGAACGATGGTTCTTGAAGGTTGGGATTTTGAGGAGCATTTTAAAGCAGTTCATAGAGCAAATATGGAAAAGGTAAGAGGTGCCAATCCTAATAGACCAGAAAACGGTGATTTTGACGTTTTTAAACCTGAAGGTTGGGTTGCTCCTGAAGAATATCATGAAGCTATTCTAAAAGCAAAAGCTGTAAATTCTATAAAAATAAGGTAAATTATTATGACACAATCAGATAATACCGAATATACAATTGAAGCTGTTCATTTAGAAAGCGAATTCTCAGCTCCTCCGGATTTGTTCAAAGTTAATGATAAAGTTGGATGCCTCATAATGATATGTATAGCATCTCGCGAAAATGAAAATCGTAATATGTGCACGAATTATCAAACATATAATCGATTTAATGAAAATCACGTTAAAAATAATTTTAGATATAAAGCATTTGTTTTACCTATTTCAGAAAATGAAAATAGAACGGATTTAAAAAGTGTTGATTATCCTTATTATCTAGGTGAATATAATGTTAACGATGGCGTTGGTAATATCATATGAGCAAAGTAATAATTCCGAATAATTTAACAAATGTTATTCCTTCTATAAATGAAGCATCCTACTATTATAATAAAGCAAATACTTTTGCTGTTACTTATGAGTTAAATGACACTATTCAAAATTACGGTACTGCATCTGATAGCGAAAAAAACGGTGTTATAATTGATGTAGAAACAACTGGATTGGAAGACGACGACGAAATTATTGAAATTTGTTGTCTTCCTTTTACGTTTAATGCTAGCGGAGATGTGACTAATATGGGCGAACCTTTTGTTACAAGAGGCGCACCAAAAAACAAAACTGTTAACAAATTTATTTCTGATTTAACCGGAATTATGCCTGATGATTTAATAGGGCTGGAATTAGATTTGAAAATGGTTCATCAAATGATAAAATATTCTGATGTTGTCATTGCACATAATGCTGGTTTTGATAGACGCATGTTAGAAAATACATTTGATAATAATGATTTTGAGTGGCCTAGAAGTCTATGGTTATGTTCGTCAAATGATTTCAATTGGAGAGAATCAGGAATACTTTCAAATAAACTAGATTATATTGCTTATAAATTAGGATTTTTCTTTGAACATCATAGAGCAGATATTGACTGTAAAGCGACTTTGCATGTAATATCTCATAACACAGAAAATGGCTCAATTTTAAAAAATATGTTTAAAGGTTTTTTGCCGCACTACATGATGATGGCAAAAAAATCACCTTTTGAAACTAAAGGTATTCTCAAAGAACGTGGATATTCATGGAATGTACAGCGCAAAACTTGGGAAAAACCTATACCAAAAGACGAAATGAATGAAGAAAAAGAATGGTTGGAAAACGAAATTTATAATGGTATGGAAGAATATGAATATTTTCAAATCGATCCTTATATGAGATATTCAAATCAATGAATGTATTAAAATTTTATATTGATGAAAACGCAGAACCATTAGTTAAAAAACAAATAATAAAAATACTAGCCGCTAATGGTGTTGGCATTAAATATACAATGGTTGAAGTACCTATTAATGAAGCTGACTTAATTTTTATTAGAAATTCTGAAAAAGACGTTTCTGAAAAAGCGGTTTCGATTTGCCTAAACAGTAATTTCAATCGGTCGAAATATGATGCAGAATTATATGGCCAACCTGAATTAGGCCAGCTTTTAACAGCCGGTTTATGCACGTGGCCTGATGTTCGAGATACTATTTCTAAATTGGATAGCGTAGGCGAAGCCGCAACAATATCTCACGAAAGTGAAGAAAAAATATTTGAAGACGATACAATCTTAGAAAAATATTCGCATGTGTTTGTTGATGCTCCACTAGGACCACTTTTATCACATATTTTAGTAATGTTTCGTACGTGTTTAACGATGACGAATTGCCTTGATGCTTTTGGACCAAAATCAAATGATTGGGAAGACTTTAAGATTAAAGTAGAAGCAATTACAAATGAGGAACAAAGTAGCAGTATGTTTTATGGACTGTTTGCTGATAATCTTTATACCACTAACGTCATATATGCACGTGGATTTAGGTCAATCATTGGTAGTTTATTAAAAACTAAATTAGGAAATGATTACGGATTTTTAGATTTTAATATAGGCGATACTCGATTAGCAGACGAAATAAAAAGAAAATCAAAAAGGAATGACGATGAGTAAGGATAAATTAATTGTACTTGATTCACCAGATGGTTCTGGTAAATCCACATTAGGTGAAATGTTATCAACAGTATTAAATGTTGAATTAATGCATGATGGTGGACCTTCTGAGAACCGCGAACACGCACAAGAACGAATGGAAGCATTTCTACAAGATAAGAATAAAATACGAGATCGTTCAACAATATTCTCAGACCCTGTTTATAAAGCAGCATTAGGAAATGAACCTTTATTTACACAAGACGAATTAGATGAATATGTTGTGCGAGCTGCCGAAAAAGGTATTTTATTAATTTATTGTCGTCCATCTTTAGACGTTCTCATGCGCAACACGGAATTTCTTGCCCGAGCAAAGGCGCATAAACCACCAGAATACGCACAACAAGTTATGCAACGTCTTCCTGCTATCGTGGAAAATTATGATAAATCAATTATTCGTTGGGCATCATTAGGTCTTAGCGTAATTAATTATGATTATACCAGCGCAAAAACTGACGAATTTTGCGAAATTATTAGAGAATCGTATTGGACACGTCCATGAATATATTCTTTTTAGGATTAGCAGGAAATATTTTTAGCCGCGGTTTGTATGATATGGCCAGAGATAATTCAGGCCTTGTATTCACGCACAATCAATGGAAAAAAGTCGCAAAAACTTTAGTACGAGATTTTAAACAATCAAAAATTACTCATGTAAATTTGTGCGGCCATTCATTAGGTGCTCGAAGTTGCCTTAAGGTTGCTAAATATCTAGTTAAAAATGAAGTTCCTGTAAACAAACTAATACTACTAGATTATGTAGAAGGTAATAGATTTTGGTACCCGCAACTTTTAATTCCTAAGTCTATTGATTATGATAATGTAATACATTTAAGAACATTAGATAGAAGAGTTAAGCCTCTAATGTTTTGGGATAAATCAACATCCGCTCGCACTGTCATATATGATATACCGCATGCGGACTTAGATGATTATAGTTCATCGCATCAAACAGTAAAAGAATATTTAGGAGACTAACAATTTGTCATATGTGAAAACACTTTATGAGAATACTAATAAAGACTGGATTTACCAATTAAACGAAATAATGAAATATGGTGAAGAATCAGCACCACGCGGAATGCCCATTAAAGAAATAATTGGAAACAGAGTTAGTATAAACATGAATGCTCCAATAGTAACTCTGCCTAAGCGAAAAATGAATTATAAATTCGCTATTGCTGAGGCTCATTGGATATGTTCGGGTTCAAATAAACTATCAGATATTACAGAAGTTCTTCCAAATTATGCCGATTATTCATCTGATGGATATACATTATCAGGCGCATACGGACCTAAATTTGTTGACCAATTAGGTTGGGTTGTTAACACTTTAATAAAAGACCCAGATTCTCGTCAAGCAGTAGTATCATTATGGCGTGAACGTCCTGGACCTGACCCTGATATTGCATGTACATTAAGTCAGCAATATTTTATTAGAAACGGTCAATTAAACGTCGTTGCAACAATGCGTTCGAATGATATGTTTTGGGGTTTCTGTTACGACATATTTACATTTACCATGATGGCTAAAATGGTTCAAACGTGTTTAGCAATGAGAGGCATTAATGTGGATTTAGGCCGAATGACTTTAAATCAAGGTTCTGCTCACATATACGAACGTCACTGGGATTTAGCAAATGAGATTATTGCCAAAGATAATAGCGAGCCTGATGATTTATGGAATTACGATGTAACTCAAAAATTTGACGATCCTGAAGAATTTTTATCCAGTTTAGCGGTTATGCTTTGAATTTAATTGATAAGTTAATAAAAACTGATTTACATAATACGTCTTTAAGTCAGGTATGTTGTGCACAAGGTTTTTCAGTTGCCAATATTTACGACAAATTTATTGTTAGTGAATTAGAAGATTATATGAGAAAGGGAGACGTTTTCTCCCTTTCTCTTTTTGTAAGTAATCAAGAAATTCGAAAAATAATTATGCAGGCTGGAGAACAAAATAGAATAGGAAAAGGCGAAAATTTTCTTTTGTCATTTGAAGGTTCCGTTACTTCAACATTAGGCGATGTAAATATGACAAATATCGGTAATGTCGAAGTAAAATTTGGAAAAGCACAATTAAAAAATTACAAAGAAAAAAATAATTCGTCTATTAAGTTGCAATTAAAAAATTTTTCTTATAAAGAACTAACTTCTTTGATAACACGAACAGATATGGACTCTGATGAAATAGGTACGCGTATAGCTACATGCATTAATTGGATGTTTCCACAATCAGATAAAGCAGCTGATTTGTGTCTCACAAAAGGATTTATTAAACGCATACAAACATCTGATAATATAAAAGATGCGATTAATAATGAAATTTTATACCCATTATACGATTATGGATTTGATTATCTTAAAGCTGTAGGTCAATATGACGGGGTTTTCTTAATGAATTATGATAATGCAGTGTATATACGCTCAGGGAGCGCGTGTGTTGCGCATATTAAAAATAAGGTTGTTAGTATGTCACCTTCAGACATAAAGTTCACTGGAGAGCGCACAGGCGGTTTGTCATTAACTTTAAAAGTATAAATATACTATAATACGCACAAAAGAGATTCATAAATGTCAATAATCACACAATTAAATGAAGTAGCATTTTCTAATAGTCGTTTTGATAAAGCGATATATTTAATTCAAAAATTGCTAACAAAAAGAACTAGTAAAACCATGTATCGATATGGTGGAGCAAAAGGATATGATGAATTCGTTAAATCGAAATCTGGTCCTGGTACAGGTGTTTTGTTTCTTATAAAAGGTGGTGCTGCTGTACGTTTTAACTGGGAAAAGAAGCGCTCAAAATCAGTTGCAATCACGTCAATTGATTATTGGAATGAATATGTGTCAGATAAACGTGCTGATAAAACTATGGAAACTACTAATTTTAATACTGTTGTATTGGTTAATTTAATAGCTCAATTAATTAAACAACCATCTGCAAAAAAACTTAAACTTGAAGAAAATACTGTTGGCGGTGAGTGGGATTCTCTAAATGAAGGAAAATGGAAACGAACTAGTCTCGCTAATTTTCATACATTAGCTATGAATATGTTTGGCAAAAGTGATTTAACTCAAAAAGAATTATACACAATACGAGATGATACAGGTTTTTCACCGCCATCGATTATATTTGATAATCATATTGAAGGCACAAAGCCTAAAGTATTTAGAATTCCTGAAAGTGATAATGTTCAAATTTCAAAAGGTGAGCGTGAAGAATCAGTTGGCGAAGAAAAAGCTATACAAAATGGTGTAGCAAGGGCAGATGGTGTAACAGTTGATGAACTGTTTGAAGAGCTTGAAGGTATGGCTACTATGTTTAGAGACGGATTTGTTAGAAGTCTCTTAGTAACTGGCGGCGGTGGTACTGGTAAAACATACACAATTGTTCAAATTCTTAATCAAGGTGGTTATAAAGAAGGCGAAGGTTACAAAAAATTATCTGGTAAAATAAGTCCTATGGGCCTTTATACTGAATTGTTTATAAGCAGAGAAGAAGAAGATATGTTAGTGTTTGATGATATTGATTCAGTATTTGGTTCTGAAGAATCACGAAATATCTTAAAAGCTGCTCTTGACACAACAGGTGATAGAACAATCACATGGAAAAGTCCATTAACAGTTGATTTGTCTGGTCTTGAAGGCGACGAATACGAAGAAGAACTTGCTCTAATTGGAGATAAAATTAAAACAGGTCAAGAAGTAAAATTGCCTAATAGATTTGATTTTAAAGGCCGAGTATTGTTTATATCAAACCTTCCTGAAAATAAAATTGAACAGGCCATTATTTCACGCTCCATGCATATTGATGTAACACTATCTTCGCAAGAAGTTTTTGACCGTATGGAAGTTATTATGCAACACATTGAACCAGCAAATGGCCAAAAAGTTAGCATTGAACAAAAACAAGAATTATTAGATGAACTTCGCGCAACTGCTAAACGTCATCCTAATAAGTATTACTCTATGAGAAATTTTGTTAAAGGCTTAAACATTATATCATCAGGAACTCCTGATTGGAAACGTTATATAAAACGCACCTAATAGGAATTATGATATGCCAACATCAAAATTTAACCTAAACAATGATTGGGAACTCGTTGGAGTAGGTCCAGTTTACATAGAAGCATATGATAAAACGGCTATAATATTTGGCCAAACTCCTCCACTACAAGATGATGTTTCTTACCATACTATTGGTATTCCAACTCATTTGCATTTTAAATATCAAGGAACTCAGAACACATATGCTAAAAGTATAACTGCTCAACCGTGTACAATAGTAGTTTCAAATTTTGAATTATTATCAGGTGGCGCAGGAGTAGATGATTCTAGTGGAAGTAATAATGTAGTTTCATCGTCTAATTTACCAGTTCCAGATTTACTTGACGAAAATAATCCAATATATTTCTATTTTGGTTGGATTAATAATGGAAATTGGATTATACATAAACAAGTTAAATCAACATCTGTTTATACAGTAGCAAGTTTAACAAATAATACATCATATGCGACATTAGATGAAGCTTGGCTTGAGCGCGAAAATTTAACATATATTTAAGGATATAAATGTCTATTAAATCGTGCAAATGCGGCGAAACAAATTGGGTTGGTTCTGGTGTAATTCATTCTTGTGAAAGATGTGAAATATGCAACACTAATGCTGAAAAAAATATAGCAGATGCTCATGATTTCGATTATAAAAAAATTCAAAAATATATTGTCGAAAACGATATGAATAAAAAAATAAAGATAAATATTCGACAATGCGTCAATTGCGGATATATTGAATTGGTTGACGACTAAATGGCAAATCAAACTGTAACATCAGATGTTAATTTATCGCAAATTATTGGTGATTTAAATAATGGTCAGAACATAACCATTAACGACGGCGCAACTGTCACTGTTGATGACGGCTCATTAACAAAACTTATTGGCACCATAACTATCAATAATGGAAAATTTTTATGGGATGGAGCAAATGCTGTAAATCCATTAGTGCATGTTGGAGAAGAAGGAACTGCCATAAATGTTAACGGTGCAGGTGTATTAGAATCTACACGAGGATGGTGGGAGTTTCCAATAACTAGTACAGGTTTGCCATCTCAGGTATTTGATAGTACTACATATTTTCAAAATTCTTTAATAACAGCTGATGTTTTTTCTGGCGTATGGGTAGAAACAGGAAGACGTATTAATTATACAGGTGGTTCAGCTATTGCTCCATTCGATGCAATGACATTTGAGAGATTTTCATCACCTCAAGCGCAAACTGGATTTAACCAAGGCTCATTAGATTATACTGATGTTATTGCAAATCCAAATGGTGGTTCATTAGCTGAAGTTCGTGCTTATCTAGACAGATTAATGGAACAAGATACTGACCAAGATATTGGTACAGGTTCATTTATTCCACGCCGCGCAGACCCACTCTATACAATTGACAACCAAGGTCGATTAGTTACACGCCAAGGTTTGTATATTGCAAATCTTCCAGCTTCTGATTTACAAACTGTTGTTCAAACATCCGATAATGGTACAACTGGTACATATCCATTTGAACCAGAACTTCGCTTCTCTGTTACTGATGCTTGGGTAAATGACCCTAATGCGTGGGCACAAGCAATGTACGTCGATGGTTCAGGTTCATTGGATTTTGAAACAGGTACAGCTGTTATTGTTCAAGATAGTGCAGGCGGTGACATGGTGTTTACGCCTGCAAATGCTCAAGGCACATCTGGTGGTTATTTCATATCCGTTCCATATGCATATGATACAAATACTCAAGCAGGTTTATCTGCGGGCGTTGATAAGGCATGCGTATTTTTGGCAGAAGGCGATGGCGGCGCAACTGCAGATAATGCGTTCTTCACAATTCGTCGTGAAACAACCATTCCTGTGACTGTATCTCCACAAGCGGAAACGAACATCTAAGAATGTACAGAGTCGAAAAAATTGTAATTGAAACGCCCAAGCCTGGTGAAAATCCATTCTTGGGCGTTACGATTCAAAAGGTTATATTCGATGAAGAAGGAAATGTAAAAGAAATTATACCTCGCCATGATATTGTACATACATCAGGTGATAGAGTTGCTCAAAATATATTCACATACCTTGACCCTTTGACACGTCAACATATAACGTTATCAGGTTATGCAATTTGGTTAGGACTTCTTCGAATGAGTAAAAACACTATTGAAAACACAAATCGATATAAAATAGATGACGATGGAAATTTGGTGGATGAATAATGCCATTAGTCTCACACGTTGATTATCCATCTAAAAGAATTTTTTTAAGCGCAGAAACTTTAAATATTGAAGTTTTTCCAATTGACATATACAAAGAGGTTCGCGCTTTACGACGTACCACGGAGTTGCATAAAAAATTTCTGCCGTTAATAAGTTCTCGCGGAAATGAATCAGTAGGTCCTTCTAAAACACCTATATTAACTGTTTTATCACAAGGAGCAAGAATAGTTCCTTATGATATATCTCATCAATTATTAATACGCGGTGCGTTAGTTAGTATTGATGAAAATTTAGCAGGTTCTCTATTAATTGATAGAGGGCCATTAACTTCAGGTATAGATGTTGATGTAGATTATCAGCCTCCTCAAGTTGAAGTTATCGAAGTAAATACCGGTTCCGGTTTAACAGATGCACAAAATAATACATTGATGCTTTTATTAGATCACGCAAGAGCTGCTAATTTGCAAACGAAACCGGCATAATAGGAAATAACTATGCGAAGTGTAGTAGAAAAATATGATGAGCTGTCTGAAAAAGCCTTTGTTATTAAAAACAGAGTCCGTGACGGTGGTAAAAATGTTCAGCGCAAAAAACGAGTCTCTGGTCGTAAAGGATTTACATACGATAATAATAAGAAGAAGGCAGTTAAATTAAATCCTGCTGAACGTAAGAAAATGTCTATTAAATCCAAATTGGGTGCAAAAAAGGCAAAATCTAAAAAATCGCAAGCTGCGTTTAAACGCAACAAATCTAACAACAAAAGAAAATCATTAGGATTTAACAAATGAACTTTAATAAAAATAACGTAATTGAAAATATGTCACACACTATGTCTGGACAAACACAAATTCTTACTGAAGGATTTTTTATGTCAGATAACAAAAAGAATAGCGTCGATCTTGGTTTCTATGAACCTCTTTCGGCCAAAGACCAAAAAGCTCTTAACTGCATGCTTATTGGTTCTGAAGGTAAAGTCAATAAAAGCATTTTGAGCTTTGTTGATAGCAAAACCAAAAAGGCTAAAGGTGATTATGAAGGCAGTGACCAACGATTTAAAAAATTCTTTCGTGACGCTATGAAAAGTAAATCAGTTATCAAAAGTTCAGGAACTGGTTATGAATCTAAATTTGGCGATTTATCAGCATAATATATAATGTTAAGATGAATAAACTGAAGAGAATTAACTTTGGATATAGAGTACGCACTAACTAAATATGACGCGCCTGGAAAAGCTTCCGTAGAGGACTTTGTTGAAGATTATTCCAGGCCTGTTAAAATAAGAAAGTTATTATCTCGTTATAAAAAAGGTAAAAGCTTAAATATTAGATTGGTTATTAATCATATAGTAATAACAAGAAATGTTTTTGCTGATGATTATTTTAAAGAACTCCTAATAGAAATGATAGGAGAATCTTACTATACTGAATTAAATACATTTTTAGTGTTTATGAAATTATCGTTAGACTTTATAAAAGTTGACCAAACTCTTTTGCAGATGATAAAAGATGAAGTGAAAGTAAATTAAATGCTTGATGAAGTACTAGTTGAAAAAATTATATCGATTGTCGAAAATGATGATAAATCAATAAAAGCCAAAAAGTCTTTCATTGACAATATTGCAAAACAGTTAAAAGCTCTTGCAAAAAATAAATTCGTTCGCATAGGTGCCGCAGGCATATTATTATGGCTTGTCAAAAAACATATTATGAAGGACGATATTCAAAGAGAAAATCTAACTAATTATGCTACAAAATTGTTTGAAGATTTATCACCCAGAAAATCTGCCCGACAGTTTAAAGTAGGCACAAGCGTAATGAGTACTCAATATGTTCATTTGGCTTCAGGAAGTTTAAATTATGAACCGTTACACGGATTTGTAACAGCAATTGAGCCTATTCCAGAATATGATGACGCTGTATATTATATCAAAGATCAGTACGGAATGTCGTACGCAAGTTTTCCTGGTGATATGAAAGAAGATACTTCTACTAATACAACTGCAAATATTCCACACGTTAACAAAAAAATGAGTTTGAAGAAACGTTATGATAACATCATTAGCAGTACGTAGTTTTTTAAAAACATTACCTGTATGGGTCTTTTTAATGGCCGGTATAGTAGTGTTTTATGAAGGTCTTCCATTTCTTAATTTTTCCCCTATCAATAAAATACCATATATTGGTACTGTATTAGTAGGAGAAGTCGATAGACGTGTCGCTGAAAATGAAGACAAATGGCGCCAGCGTATTAAAGACGCAAAAATAGTTCAAGACAATATTGAACAACAGGCGAAAATTGATATCGATAATAAAGCTGCCGCTTTTAGAGCACAGCGAGATTTGTTAATACAACAACAGAATTTAAATAAAGATTTGTTAAATCGCATAATCGATAGCGAATCACAAAAAGAAGGCGAAATAGATGAAAACGGTAAAGGTGTTAATCCTCTTAATCAGTTTGTCCCTCCTAGCATCTTGCACAACCTCCGCAATTGATTTAGTTAAAAGGCAAATTCCGCCTCTTGACGCGTCTTTACTTGAATACTGTAACAGTCCTACCACTATTCCAATGGATAGAGTTAAATTTTCTGAATTAATTCGTATTCACAGAATGGATAGAGATAAATTAAAGCAGTGTAAATTTAAGCATGAAAAATTAGTAGAGGCATTAAAAGCTCGCGATAAAATTTTAAATTCTATTAAAGACGAACAGCTGTGAACCAATATCAAAGAGAATTACAAAACTTAGACGCTAAAAAATGTAAAATGTGTGATGGCACAGGCAAAATAAATGATGCTGAACCTGGTGATATATTTTATAATATTTACGTTTGTTCTACGTGCAAAGGTACCGGTATATTCGAATTAGAATATGGTTCTTCTACTTAAATCATTAATAATATAATAAAAACAAAAATACATATTGGTACAAAGTACATTTCAAATTCTTCAGAATTATAACCGCTTTTGCTCTCGCCTGAGCCTGAACATTCAGGACAAACTCTTAATGACATTATATTGTCATATCTACCGATAATTTTTTCGCCGTTACATTTATCGCATTTCATTAGATTTCTCCTTTACATATATTATATTAGTAATACCAAAAGCGTAAATCCTTTTCTTTTAGAAACAGACACATAGTGTTATAGATTATGAAGTTAAATAATAAAGGATTATAACTTTGGCTAAAAAATCAGCATACTTAATGAAAATGACACCTCAGCAACGAAATCAATATGGTAATATTGTTAGTGCTACTTTTTCGAAATTTAACAATGGCGATTTCGCAACATTTCGAACTGCACCAAAACATAAAAAAGATTTGCGCGGCAAACATCTGTCACATACGCTTGAATCAAAAGCATCTCATTTGAAAGTATATTCGTATTCTTGGAACCCCGACGGTTCAAAATCAAGAACATATCCAACATCAGAAACACGCAAGAAAATCCGTGCATCATTAGCACGCAAACTTGGTAAAGATGTTGTTGCTTCTATGTGGAATTCCAATTACACAGACGAACATTCTCGTTCGAAAAAAGCAGCATAGTATATCTATGGAAGACGATACGCCGTTTCAAGAATTTAACATTCCTGAAGGCTTAACGGAAGAACAACAACTTCGTATAGTTGAGCTTGAACTTTCACCGAGAATAGAGTTCACCGAAAACGATAAATTGCTTCTTCCGGGTCTTCACGATTGCGCTGCAAATGGAAATAAACCTATATTTTCATTGATGAAGGAAGAATGGGATCGCTGCTTGTGTATAGAAAAGGAAAATTATAATTGTACAATTACTTAGACCACGAATACGCAGAGAAGTTGTCTCCTTACTTGTCTCTATTCAAACGTCAAAGATTTGGCTTTTATGCTTTTCGTTGTCCTGTGTGTGGCGATTCCAAAAAAGATAAATTTAAATGCCGAGCCGCTATTTTTGAAACAGATAGCGGCTTAGGCTTTAACTGCGTTAATTGTCATCCAGGAATGTCTTTTTCTGATTTGATAAAATTCGTTAATCCTGATTTATACAACGAATATATGTTTGAAAAATTAGGAAACAAAAAAACATTTGATGAAACATCCTTTAAGCAATCATCTGTTTCGGATTTATTTTCAACTCAAGCAAAAGCCGTTGAAAAAACAGACCCGTTTGAATTACTTAAGCCCGTAACGTCACTCCCTGAAATGCACTATGCTCGTCGATACATTCGCTCTCGTAATATAGATGAATCAGTATTTCGTTTCACGCAAAATTATCGCCAATGGGTATATGATAACATTGATGAAAATGTTACTTTAACGTCAGAAGACCCTAGGATAGTGGTAGCACTTAAAAACGAAAAACAACAAATAATTGGATATCAAGGAAGAACTCTTAAAGATGATAATGTCAAATACATGTCAAAACACGCTCCAGATACAAATGAGCCATTAGCATTTGGTCTTGACACTACAAATCAAGACAAACCATTTTGGGTTTTTGAAGGCGTAATGGATGCTTTATCTGTTCAAAATTCTGTGGCTGTACTAAATGCGTCTTTATATCAACGAGCAGAAGTTCTTGGATTAAACAGAAATAATGCAATACTATTATTTGATAATGAACCTGGTAACAAACAAATTGCTAACAATGTAAAAAAAGCATGTACGCAAGGATATAATGTTGCATTTTGGAATTCAAATGAGCATAATGACGTTAATGATATTCACAAATCCGGTCTTCTTTTAGATGATTTGGTAACAGTATATCAAGGGTCCAATGCACTATTAAAATACGCTCAATGGACAGGAAAGCTAATATAATGAGTCTTACACACGAACAGATAATGGCGCTAGATAAGCATTATACTATAAGAGATTTTATTACTGAATCAAATGACATCGAAGGAATACATCAATCTAGTAATCAAGAATTACAAGAATTTAAAAGATTTATTAATTTAGAAAAGGTTGAAGTTGAAGATGTTGTTAAATTTGTACATGTATTTGCAGGAGAACGCCAAAAATTACGTGTTACTCCAGGACTTAATGTAAGAGTTGGCAATTATGTTGCTCCTCCTGGTGGTCCTGAAATTTACGAACAGTTAGAATATCTTCTGTCTCAAACTGATATGCATCCTCACGAATTGTACTGTCGGTATGAAATGCTTCATCCATTTACTGATGGAAATGGCAGATCGGGAAGAGCATTATGGTTTAGACAAATGGAATTAGTAAATCGTGGAGTATCTAGAAATTTACTATTTTTAAAACAATTCCATTATCAATCACTAGAAAAGTATCGACTATAAATAAAAGGCGTTAATCATGATTAAATTACACGAACCTAATTTTAAAAATATTCAAGGATTATCTAGTAAACAAGCGTCTGAATTAGCACAGCACGTCTGTAAATGCGCCGGAGAAAGCGGTCAAACCTTATTAGCATATAATTACCTTAAATTATTAGCACCAATTATGGAACATAAAAATTAATAAAATCTATATCAATAATTATCATTAAAAAGGAAAATCTAAATAATGAACGAACTCCCATCGGCGTATCAGAACTATATTCATCTTTCACGTTATTCAAGATTCAATTACGAAAAAAATAGGCGTGAATCTTGGCCTGAAACTGTTGATAGGTACATGACTTTTTTTAAAGAGCATTTAAAAGAAAATCATAACTATGATATTCCTGAAAAAGATTATAACGATGTTCGTGAAGGAATTTTAACGCTTCAAGTTCTTCCTAGTATGCGTGCTTTAATGTCTGCAGGTCCCGCATTGAAAAAGGATAACACTGCAGGATTTAATTGTGCATTTACTTATATTGATGACCCTAAAGTATTTTCTGAAATTCTTAACATATTAATGTGTGGTACTGGAATAGGGTTTTCGGTTGAACGTCAGGCTATAGCAAAATTACCAGAAATACCAGAAGAATTATATGAGTCAGATACAATCATTAGTGTAAGAGATTCAAAAATCGGTTGGTCTACTGCATATGACCAATTAATTAGAATGTTATTTGCTGGACATATTCCTAAATTCGATACAACTAAAGTTCGAGCAGAAGGTACACCATTAAAAACATTTGGCGGTCGCGCATCTGGTCCTGAACCATTAGAACGCCTATTTAAATTTACAATTGATATGTTTACAAATGCTTCTGGTAGAAAATTAACAAGTGTTGAATGTCATGATTTGGTATGCATGATTGCTAATATTGTTGTGGTAGGAGGAGTTCGGCGTTCTGCATTGATTTCTTTATCAAATTTGTCAGACGAGCGTATGAGGTCAGCAAAAAGTGGAGAGTGGTGGAATACTACAGCTTATCGTTCTATCGCGAACAATTCTGCCGCGTATACAGAGACGCCCGATATTGGTATTTTCATGAAAGAATGGCTCTCTTTATATGAGTCAAAGTCAGGAGAGCGCGGTATTTTCAACAGAGAAGCTTCAAAAAAGCGCGTAAAAAGTGCTAATTTAGAACGCGCCAATTTTTTGACTGAATCTGAGCTAGAGGAGGGAACAAGAGACCCCGAACATGAATGGGGCACAAATCCGTGTAGCGAAATAATTCTTCGAAATAAACAATTCTGTAACTTATCTGTGATAGTTGCCAGAAAAGAAGACGATGATGCAACACTAGCTGAAAAAGCCCGTCTAGCTTCTATTATCGGTACATGGCAATCTACTCTTACCAAATTTAGGTTTATTAGTAAAAAATGGACTAATAATACTGAAGAAGAACGCCTTCTCGGTGTTTCTATCTGCGGTATGATGGATTCTCCTTTATTGTCTAAAGTTAATTCTAATACAGCCGAAAGACTTCAACAGCTAAAGCAGGTTACCGTAAAAACTAATTTTGAAGAAGCCAAAAAAATTGGTATTAATCCATCTAAAGCGGTAACATGCGTAAAGCCTGATGGCACAACTTCTCAATTAGTTGACGGCGCGTCAGGTATTCACTCGCGGTATTCTCCTTATTATGTTCGTCGAGTTAGAAATGATATGAACGACCCATTATCTCAATTATTAATTGACCAGGGAGTACCTCATGAAATTGATATCATGAATCCTCGAGCATACGTGTTTTCGTTCCCTATCAAATCTCCAAAAGGTGCGATTGTACGTGACGATGTTACAGCTATTGAACAGTTGAAACACTGGATGATGGTCCAAGATAATTGGTGCGAGCATAAACCTTCGGTTACTATTAATGTAAAAGAACATGAATGGATGGAAGTCGGTTCATATGTTTATGAGCATTTTGATAACATATCGGGTATTTCGTTCTTACCACACGATTCTGGTTCTTATCAACAAGCGCCTTATGAAGAAATTGATAAAGAAAAATATAATGAATTGGTTAAATCAATGCCGCAACTTGATTGGGAAAAATTACCTAATTATGAATCATCAGATATGACAGAAGGGGCCCAAGAGCTAGCGTGCAGTGGCGCGTCTGGATGCGATTTTTAAATTCGTAAATACCTGCATCGCACACCACATTAATCTATACATATTATAACAATAAGGACTTAGATTAATGTGGCAGCCTTTTACATATAGAATAAAATGGTCAAAAATAAATAAATCTTATTATGGAATGCGGTATGGCGAAAATTCTCATCCCGATACACTATGGACAACATATTTTACATCATCTAAAGAAGTAATAAAATACCGCGAAATTTATGGAGAACCCGACGTAATAGAAATCAGAAAAACATTCAGTGATATTTCGTCTGCAATAATGTATGAGCAATCGGTATTAAAAAGACTTCATGTAAGAAATAATATTAATTGGATTAATCAGCAAGAAAATGGTCCCGTCGTAACAAAAAATCCAATGCAAGGAATAATCCATTCAAAAGAAACTAGATCAAAAATATCTAACTCGCATAAAGGAAAAATTCCTTGGAACAAAGGTAAAAAGTGTCCACAATTATCTAAACATATGATTGAAAACAATCCTATGAAAAATCCGAAAACCGCTGAAAAAGTTGGTAAAAAATTAAAAGGCAGAAAGTCTCATAATAAAATAACAAAAACTGTTGAATGGGTGTGCGAATATTGTGGTATTGTAGAAACACGAATAAAAACGATTAAAAAGACTAATTATCGTTTTTGTAATAAGTCATGCGCAGCGTCGTACTCAAATAAAAAAAGAAAAGGTACTAAATACAAATGACTCAATATGTCGGAACTTTAAGAAACGATAGTAGTATAGTTCTTGATTTAAACGAATATACTGAAAGCGTATTACCGGCTGAAAGGCGTATAAGCAATTATTATATTCCATCTGGTTGGGATGCCGGCCCCGTATATTGGGACCTTCAAGGCAATCATTTAGGTAATACTAAAAATCACGAATTAGATATAATGTTTGTTAATGGAATACCAATAGAAAAATTTGATTTTATAAAGGCTCAAAAAATGAACAAAACAATTGAAATATCTGATGACTTTTATGTTCATATTTATAATGAAATACAAAATGGTATTAATGATATATTTAATAAATTTATAGGCATGCCCAATAATCTATCAATTAGGCTCGCGATTGAAAATGAAATAACTAATTATATTTCATATATAAAAAATAAATATTCTGATTATGTTATTGACAGTTTTCCATTTGATGTTGAATTTGGCGAAAACACTTGTAATATAAATGTTTATAAAACTAAAGACCTGTAAACCGAAAAATTAATACTACAATGCCGCTACACTATAATTTATTTGTTGATAAAAAAGGACAAATATTAATTGATAATCTGTAAATTCTATTTTACCGGACAATTTCATTCTTTCTTTCAACCACCAGTTCGTTTTTTATGCGAACTAAACCTTTAGCCATTTCCGC